GTAAGTTTACTACCACCTCTGGTTGGAAAGTTACTGATTGAGATGTAGTGTTTACACCCAAAGTTTCACTTAAAGAACCTGATTGTTTTGGTAGTTCAAACTTAAACCAAGTTCCAGTACCACCGATTGCTGATACTTCACTATTGGTTACAGTATAACCTGTGATTGAATTATTTAATCCACCTAAAACCCACATGGTTTTGATACCACCTGTTGACGAGGTTCTACAATCTAAAGTATAACCTGTACTAATATAACATGCTGCCATAATTTTCTATTTCTTTATAAGTTAATAGTTTATGGATTACTTACAAACGCAGAAAGATGCTACATCAAATATTCCTAATCCGTAAGTAACGTGTGCATTGATTTTCACGATGTCCTCAAATGGGTCATAGATAGATTTGATTGTCTGCATTTCAGCATTCATACCTACCATGTAGTAAGATGCAGGACCTGCGTAGTATGCGTTAACACCATCCAAACCTACAGTTGGGATAACTTTAACATTTGAACCTGGTAACATCAACGACCAATCTTCACCACTTGTAGAACCCGCAGTATCCATAGTAAACAAGTTCACGAATGAGTTGTTTCTCATAGATGCAACTAATCCTCTGTAGTTAGAGTATGATGTGAAAATCACCAAGTCATCCATGTGCAATACATTCGCTGGAATGTTTTGGTAGATAGTTGTGAATACATCTAAACCATTAGAAGGTGTAGCCGCAGAGTAAGCGATTTGGGTAGCCCCATTACCTGATGTAACCAACTGACCAACACCTGCGAAACATGCAGAACCATAAGTTCCACCAGTAGTTGTAGTGTTCTGCCAAAGTTGTTTTTCAACTTGGTTAGCAATTCTGTTTGAAATATCCGTCAAGATTACTTCTTCAAATGGAACTGTCTCGTGGAAGTTAGCATTTGATAAAGATTGAGACAAATATGTGTCGTAAAGACTGTAAGGACAAAGTGTCTGATTCAATTTTTTATTACATAAATCTACAGTTACTAATGATTGTGTAGTTGTACCTGATGGGTCAAATCCACAACTCAAATCCTGTAAATAAATATCGTTGGTTACAAAACCTACTTTTTCCGTTGTACCCTTCAAGTTTGCTCTGATAGATGCATACTTTGGTAAGGTCAATCCCAAAATTGCTTTAATCAACATGTCTGAACCATAACTGTTGTAAGTTGGTAAAGCAGACAAGTCATAAGCAAATGATAATTTTTTCTTATTGTTTTCCATTATTTTAATTTATTTTTTTAGTTGATTTTTGATAATGTTTAATCTGTAATCCGCAAAAGATTCAGTGTAGGTTTTTACCTCCTCAACTGACTTTCTTTCTGGTAATTTCTTAAACGATTCAAAATCGGTTTTTAATGAGTTGAACTCTGTCTTGAATTTTCCGTTCATAGAACCAACCAAATCAAGAAGGTTGTTTAATGATAATTTAATATCTTCAATGTCTTTTGAGAAATCAGCGTTCATCATTTCAGGTTTCATCATTTCTTCAACATTTTCACGCTGAATAATTTTACCATCTTTTACTTGAATTCTAATTTTGTTCTCATTTCCACTTGTATCTTTCAATACCACTTGGTGTTCCCCATCAGGACATGGTACTTTACTACCATCATCCTTAACTAAAAACACATCTTCACCTACATCAAAAGTGCTTGATTCAAGGAGTTGTCCTTGAGCATCTCTTGCTTCTGTGTAGTTCATGTCTTTACTTGATTCTTGTTCTACCTCTGCATCTGTAGATTTGTCTTCAGATACAATAGCGATGATGGTAGATTCAGAGTCAACTGAAATAACCAAACCATCTCTTGTTGTATGCGAACCTGTCGGTGCTGGTACAAGTGTGGATTCTTTGACTACATAAAGAGTTTGACCTACTTGAAAATCTTCTTCCATGTTGTTGGTAACCTCTGTGGTTCCATCAACAAGAAAAGTAGAATTGAAGGTCTCTTTCTTAAATTGTAATCCTAACATTTTTCTGATATTATTGATTGCTGTTGTTGCATCCATAATTTTTTTTAATCTGTTATTTGTTTAATAATGTTTATGATTTCATCTAATAAATATTCATCAGTTTTTAGGCGTGAAAAGTTCATTAAGAAATTACCCTCTACAGAGAATCCTTTAACCCTGCCTGTCTTGATGTAGTTATTCCAGATGTTATCGCCTTCAGGTGTATCTAATACCTTAAATCCACCCATCCAAGTCCCATCAGGTATATCACCCCTGCTGAAACCTAATTGGTATGCTTTATCAGATTCACCAGATACCAACCAACTTTCAACCATAACAACTGAATCTATTTTTTCTTCAGTATGTTCGTAGTTTGTTTGGTCTAATCTTTTTTCAATCATATAAAGGTTTTGTATTTTCTCTATAACAGATGGGGTGAACTTAACAAAATATTTCTCATTTGTATCTTCATCCAATCTTGGTATAAGAATATTCGGTATCATAAGTGGTGAGTATACCATCCTCTTCTCATCATCAACAGAGAACTCCTGTTTGGACATATTCTGTTGAGATATGATATAAGCCACCTCTGACTTTCTTTTTGTCTCTGGTGAGTAATATCCATTGTTTGGTAATTGTTTTGGTGGGATACCTGCTGTACCTTCAGCCATGCCTTGGTCTGCTATTACATCACCTTGAACAATATACTTTCTCCAAGCATGAACACAATTCGGTCCACCCTTGTATAACCATTTTGAGTATGGTTGTCTTTCGTGTCCAAACTCTGTATTTGTATCCCTTAATAAATCTATTTCTAATCTACGGAAATATCTGTCCTGAATAGACATACAAAAATCTCTATCAGGTGCTCCTGATAAAACCCTTTCATACTTAAAGTAATTTGTTGGGGTTTTATGGTTTCTTCTTTTTATCTCGGCTTCTGTTGCCCCCCTCATAGAACCAACTACTGCTTCAAATTGTTCATAGTCAGTTTCCTTTAAGAATTGTAATAATTTAACAACCTCTTTTTCTTCTTCTGAATAATCTTCAACACTAAAGTTAAAGTCCTCTTTTGGGTGAACACTACAACCCATATACACGACATTTCCATCTTCATCTGTGTGAGTGTGGTGTCCTGTACATCCGTGTTCTTCTTGTCCGTAAAGTTCTGCTTCTTCAGGTGATGTAAAGACTGGTTCTCCATCAATAAATCCTATCATTGTAAAACCTTGTTTCTTGTTGAATATTGCGTTTTCAGGTGTGTAAGTTGTAACAACCAATGGTTCTAAAACAACCACAAACTCATCCAAACAAGGACACATAAACTGAACACCAACTCTACCTAATGAGTTGATTACATCTTCATTATTATCGTAGTGTTTAACTACCTTAAGGTCTTTAATCTTTTGTAATTTGGCTCTATTTGAACCTGTGGCAAATACCTTACTATGGGGTATTCCAAGTTCATCTGCAATTGGATACATTGTTTCTTTATTACCCCTTGCAGAAATGATATAAACATCACTACCTGATTGTAATTCATACAAGGCAAGTCCCCTACCTCTTGGAGTATTCAAGGTATCGTCATAATCAAAACTAACTATTTGTCCTACAGCAAAATCTTCATCTGCTGTTGAATTACAGATGGCGTATGCTTGGTCTGCTTCTTTACCTTCGTTCTTAATAAGGTATTCAGTACATCTGTTAATATAATCACCCCTGTCTTCACCAGGGTTTCTCTTAACAAATAATACTGGTTTTATTAACATATCATTTTTGGTATCACCTGTGGCATAACCAACATAAGCAGGTAATCCTGGTTCATATTCCATATTCTCCTGTTTCTTTGGATGTTTTGTTGGTAATAAGTCATAATCTGTGGTATACTTTGCGTTTTCAGGTCTACCATTTTTAACTATGTATAAGAACGCATTTACACGAGCAAGAGCCCATTGTTGACTACTCTTAACTGCTGGTGAGTGTGATGTGTTGTATGCTCCAACCCCCCTTTGATAAACTGATTTTAACATACCAAGATTTACACCATAACCAAGTTTGTCTTTGTATTTTTCATTAAAGTCATCACTCTTGTTTTGTAGTATTTCTTCTACCGCTTTGGATACCTCTGCTCCACGAGTTGATGATGCATCACCCTTTGCTGAACCTTCACCTTCAGGGTTCTTATTTGGTGTATTACTTTTTGGTGCTTTATCACTTTCTCTAATTCCACCTCTTGGTCCTATTTCAGCCATATCAGTTTCTAACTTATTGATATTAGTTTCCAACCATTTCTCAACCCTACCTGTTTCATCTAATCCCCACGAATACCAAGCAAGTAGTCCACACCCATCATCAAATGATTTGGATGTCTGTAAGTCCACTTTATGTCTGTCTGCGTATGCCTTCATACGCTTTATTGTTTCTAATGAAATAGGTTCACCCTTGGCAAGTTGATTTAATCTTGCTTTACCGACAGGGGTCATACAACTACCATAACCATTTTCCTCAACCCAAGCCTTTGCTTCTTTGGCGTTATCGGTGATATATTGTGGATAATCTTTTATTGTATCAACAAATTGTTCTTTTGTGAAATAGATAAAGTTCTGTTCTATCGCTGGCATTTCTACCAACGCTATTTCAGTTACCTTTGTATCACCTGTGA